TTAATTTTGTTTTGGATAGAACACATCAATTGTATCATATCCGTCATCTGTTTCTTTTATAACATTTACTTTCTTAGGAAAATCACCTTTTAAAACTTCTGTTTGATTTTCAACGAATGATTTTAATTCTTCTAAATCTTCTTTATCGATATAGCCACATTTGAAAGTATCTATCATATCTTCGCTATCTCCTACGATTTTATAACTTTCAATTTCTACTAAATATTCACCTGTTTCTTTTATAAAGCTTAACCCTCTTATTATTCTTTCTTCTAATCTTGACATTTTTAAAACCTCCATTTTTTTATTTTTAATTAAATTTTCAAGTTCTTCTAATTCTTCAAGTGTAGCATAATCTCTTATAAATCTTTTCGCGGCAGTCTTATCATTAGAACGATATTTATTAGGTCTAGCCTCTGGATTTTTTTCTAAATATCTTTCATTTGCTTTAACTTGAGCCTTAGAGGTTTTATAACCTTTTCTTTTTTTTTCTTCCATTTTATCCTCCTTATATTTGGAGGGGCTTTTTACCCCTCTATCTTATCCTTGTAAATTTTCTTTCAGTTTCTGGTCTCCAATTTCCAGCCATTACTTCATCATAATGTCTAGCTATTTCTATTTGTCTTTTAATAGCTTCGACATCATTTCCGTGTCTGTGAAATATAAATATATTTTCATAGACAGATAATTTTAAGATAACTCCTATTTTTTCATCTTCTACAAAGATTACTGTTTTTTCATCTCTATAAAATTTTAATCCTAGTTCATTGTGGTTCATTAATTCTTTTAACATTTTCATCACTCCTTTGATTTTACTTGATTTTTTATTTAAGAAGTGATATAATCTAAGTAGTTGAAGCTAAGATTAAATCACTCTTAGTTTACCCCTCAGAAGAGGGGGGATAAATTACTTTTCCTTTTTAGTAATTGTAATTGTTAGTGTCCAGCTCCCAATCACAATTTTAAATTGGATTTTCATTTTATCACCTCCTTTTCCCTTGAGGTACTTTAATGATATCATAATCATATGATTATGTCAACACTTTTTTATATTTTTTTAAAAATTTTTTAACCTTAGATAAATCCATATATTCAAGCAATAAAAAAAGATGGGGTAGTATAAAAACTACCCCTTTATTTAATTTCTTCATCGAAATCTTTCTCTTTTAATTTTTCTGGTTTTATATCTTTTGGATCCGTATCTTTAGTATTACATTTATCGCCCTTGCATTGCTCTAATGCAATTTTTAATTTTTCAGGAATAGGCAATCCTAACTTACTTGCATTTTCTATAACAGATAAAAACTCTGTAGCTACATAGAAAACCATAACTAAATTACGGATACCAACATTAGGTACAAGCTGCTCTATAACTGAGGAACATGAAACTATTATAAGTATAAAGACTTTCTTGCTTATCCCTTTATAGGCTCTAGCACTATTAACTGTTTTAGTTATGTATCCAGCCCAAATTCCTGTTATATAGTCTACTAGCATGAGAAAAACAAGTACTTTTACAGATAAATCAAATCCTCCCAATGCCCAAACAAGAACAGATATCCAACCAGTCCAAACCATAGCAATTCCATTTTTAGCACGTATAAAAAAATCTTCCAATTTACTCACCTCTTCTGAAATGGCTAGCCCCAAAAAGTCTAACCATTCTATACATTAAATTTCTTTTAATTATTCCCACTCCCCATTCTGTCATAATCTCCAAGAATATTTCATCAGCTTCTTCTCTGGTAACATCTAAAGTACACTGGCTAGAGTATAGCCAATCATGGACTACAGCCGCTCTCCCATGCTTACCATAGCTGTTGATTATGTTTCTAAAAACTCTTGGGATTGAGGCATAATCTGTTTTGAAACCTTTTGGGACTGTCACAAGTCCTTTAGATGTTCTGTAAGTATAATCTTCTAAAACTTCCCAATATTTATCGTCAATAGGTGTTGTATTTAATCTAGTCATTTCCATCTTTTCCCTCCTTGCTTTCATAGAAATTAATTCTTTGTCTTAAAGTACTTAGATATGCACTCATGTACCTCATTTGGTCTCTTAAATGCATTTGCTCTATCGGAGTTAACTTGTTAAAAGTATCTGTAGTAAAGAATCTATCTAGCTTAATTATTTTCTCTTGTAAGTCATCTTTTTCTTTTATTATTCTGTCTAAAAAACTTTCCATTTCTATAACTCCTTTACTTATAAGCAACTCTGTCTGCACCTTTGATTTGCCAATGCGGACCATCTTTAAAAGTTTTCCAACAATTTCCGCCCCACTCAATACCATACTTTTCTAACAGTCCTGCCTTTTTAGCGATATTATAGATATCTTGGTAGTAGTGAAAATCTTTCCAATTTCCTTTATACTCTCCATTCACAATTACACCAATATCCGCTGCATAACCTAGCCCATCAAATTTAATCTGATGATTGGACTTTAATTTATATCCATCTACTTTAGTTACTTTAGATCCTGGGGCAGTTCTGCCTTTTTGATATTCTAAATTTTGCTCTGCTGCTGTTCTAACCCCTGCCGTAATCTTAAAATCCCAGGGACTTATCTTTATAAGTTCTGTCATAAAATTTACCAGGTTTGGATGCACCCCTTTCAACATTTTTAAACTTGTTTCTGATAATGTATACATTTAAAAATCACCTCCTAAAAATGACCTTGTGAAAGCCTGTTTAAGCCAATTAAAAAAAGGTAGCCATATAAAACTACCTTTAATTTATTTAATCCCATTTAATAGCTTCTAGTTCCTTAACAGTTCTAACTTCTCTTATTTTCTTAGTTATAGCGGTATATTTGTTTTGAGCAGAAATGACTCTTAATATCCATGAGAAGTAAATTAGATTTAATTCTCCAAGTGAAATAGTTGCAATAGAGTTATCTTTCAATCTCCACTGAGTTGGTAGCGATTTTAAAAGTTGCTTTAATTTTCCAGCTTTCATAGCCATTTTGATTTTTTCTTCTAGCTCTGCATCTACAGGAATACCTAAAGTACTTAATGCATCTTTAATTACCTCATAATCCTCTATTTCTCCAGCCATATCTAACGCCATCTTGACCCTCATAAAATTAACTTCATCATATTCTTGCATTTGGAATATTTTTCCATTATGCTCATAACTTCCAAACATCTTATCTAGCAGTATTTCTCTGAACTTGTGCCTGAAAGTTCTTTTAACATCTTCCATATCTATATCCCAAGTATGCGTAGATGTATTCCACGTATGATAAGAGCTTGGTTGTGGTACAACCTTTAATTTCTTATCTTCTATGTACTCTCCAGGAGCAAGTTGAACCTCGATATCTTCTTCTATAAGTTCTTCTCTAGTCATTTCTCTTATAGTGTTAGTAGCTTCATCATATGTTGGATATTTAAAAGCTTCATTTCTCTCAACAACTACATAATCCTTTGGATCTAACTCAGGATAATCTAAAAATAAATTATCATCCATAAAATTTTTAACTTCCTCTGCAGTTAAATTAACTGTGAAAGCAAGCCTTGATTTTTTCTCTTTTGAATAAATGTAAAACATAACATCTCTCCTTTCAAAATGTGAATAGATTTTCAAATCTATAAAGAATTTTAGATTTTATTTTGTAGTTTTGAGCATATTTTTATATTTTTTCTTAAATATAAAATCTAAGAATTTTATATAATAACTGCTCAAAATAGCATTTTTAATTATAAAAATCTGAATAAATTTGAAAATTTCTATAATATTAAGCTAAAAAATACCTAACTTTTTTCTTGCATTTATAATGCTATTTCTTACTTCCGTTGGATTAGCTTTAGCTATATAGTGTTTGCTCGTAACTCCGCTACTAGAGTGGTTTGCATAACTACTAGCTAAGCCTAATCCAGCCAAATTGTTTATTAAATTAATACTAGTTTTTCTTAATGTATGGGGATATAGATCCTCAATTCCTAAAATTCTACCTAGTTTCTTTATCCTTCCACGAATAGCTCCTTGTGTCATCTGCTTATGCTCTTTTCCATACTTAGTAACAAAAAACCAATCTATATCTATCCCATTTTCTGCTCTGTATTGTATCCATTCTTTTATAAGTTCCTTGCATTTTTGGAAAAAGAAAGCATTAACTATATAGCCCTCTTTCTCCTTAACATCTCTAAAATACCCATTTTCTAAATCTAACTGCTCCATCTTTAAATTTTGAATAGCAGATATCCGACAAGCACTGTCTAGGAATAATTCCCATAATATCCTATCTTGCAAGTCATATTTCTTACTCTCTACTTGCATATATAAACGAACAGTCAATATTTGTTCTGTCGTAAGAAAATAACTGCTCCTAACCTTGTCCTTTTCTGTAAACCTTAACTTATCTAGTTTAGAATCAAAAGGATGGTATTTAATTTTGTTTCTTCTAACACACCAAGCATAAAATGTGCTAATTGCAGTAGTTTTATTCATTAATGTTCTTTTAGAATTACCTAAACTTCTACAGTAATTCCTGTAACTTTCCATTATAGTAGGCATTTCTAGTAATGTTTCTTTGCTTAATAAAAGCCTGTTTTTATAAGACTTTTGAAACCACACTAGAAATAATTTAAAATTGTTACAGTAAGTTTTATACGTTGTCTCCCACGTCTCCCAATTACTACTCTTACAACTGTTCAGATACTCTAAATACACATCTACATTTTCTTTTTTTAAATTTTCTAATACTGTTAATTGCATAATTAAAACCTCCTGTTTTTGATAAGTTAATTATACAATTCTTGAAATAATGGAAAATCTGAACAGAAATTGGAAAATACTATGGCAAGGAATTTCGCATGAAGTCCAATTTTATACTACTAACATTAGTGCAAATATAAACTTTGATAATATTTTTTCTTTAACAATTGTAGGAAATACGACTTGTAGTATTCCTGGTGTTTTATTAAAAAAACTAGCAATAAATCAAGAACTTATCATTGGGCATGATAATGCAGTTAGATCTGATGCTGTATTTTTCTTTAAAAAAATAAGTAATACATTTGGAATTTTTGGAACTAGAGGAGTCGCAGAAGATATCCATCTTCACGGCTATAATACTTTAATTATAGAATATTAATTAGCACACTCATAAACTACTACAGCTTGTAAGTTTCTAATTGTATTAGTTGCACTATTGTGTGTATAAAATTTTCCTTGTGGGGTTAATCTTAACCAATGGTAGTCCATAGATTCTGAATGTTTAGAAGTTCCTGATAAATACACATCTGACTTTGGCCTAAACTCAAATGGCATGTCTGTCGCATTGTATAAAATATTTGGAGCTGCTACTCTAGAATACTTTATTTCCAATATGCAAATATTCATTATTTTAAGCACAGAATAGTGTATAAACATGTCGTTTCTAACATCTGTAGAGTTGTTATAACCATAAGTTTTAATTTTATATAAATTTTCCATTCTTATTGGAAAATCTCGACAGAAATCTTTTATACAAAATAGACAGATGGAGCCCAAAAGATGAAGATGAATTAATAAAAACTG